GAACTTGGAAGCGACATTGGCTTTCTTCGCACCCTCGAAGTGAGAGAGGTCTGCGTCGAGAGCGTAGAAGTCAATGAAGTCGTCGTTCAACATGTAGAGGTATCCAGCCGTACACTTGCGGTCTGGAACTATTTCCATACCTGCGTACATGAGGCCACCGAAGCCTTCATAACCCTTATATGACGGCATGATGTTCACCTGCTTGTAGATTCTTTCCTGCGGTTGCAAGAGAGTCTCGTACAAAGCCCATGTCGGATAATCGGTGTATATGCGATTCGGGACTACGATGCCATCAGCGATAGCATTGAAGAGCGTACGCATGACTGAGAGCGAAAGAGTCGGAGCCGATGTAACCGTGGACTGCAATGTCGGGTAAGTGGAACGGGACAAGCCTCCGATAGTGGAGACGGTATTGCCGTTGTCTACGATAGCCGCCAGGCCGAGGAAGTTCTTGGAGCTGTTGCCCGTACCATCAGCGTAAAGCTGTGTACCGAGAGCATCTGCCAAGTCCTGCGCACGGGAAATCATCTCAATCTCTGTGAGGTCGAGGACTTTCTGCACGACATTGTTAGCGGAGATATCCGTACCTGCCAAAGCCACATTGCCCGCATTGAAGCGAGGATTGTACTTTAGGAGGATGCGAGTATCGGTGAAAGCGGTAGGAAGAGTATCGAATCCGATGAAGGACTGGATAGCGGTTCCTGTCTGGAACTTAATCATTTTGTTACTACCCTTTCGGGCGGAGAAACCTCTTCCTTGAAATAGTTTATGAGACTATTTGGATTTCTCTCACTACATTCCTGTAGTGTTCAGACTGTTGCATATCCCTTATAGGGATTTGACTCGCTCAGTCGTTGAACCTGCTTTATGCTTACAATAGGTTGATTTAGCGAATATTCTTTTCAAAGCTTTTAATTTCAAAAATAAGTCTTCGCGTCTTTGTAGTTCAGTATCTTTTAATCTTCCTCCCATCCCTTTTTGATGTCTATCTGGTATGGAGTTTTCATAAAATCTAACGGCTACATCAACTTGTGGTTTTTTATATTTAAGATATGGATGAATCTTCTTTAGAAACTTATAAGCCTTTTCATAACTTATATTCCACTGATAAGAACCATCTCTTTTAACATGGTGTAGAACACCGCCAAAATTACTATACAGTATATCCATGATTTCTCCATCGTTTTGTCCGACAGAAGCCATGATATAGTATTCAGGACTAAAATCCTTTCTTTGGCGTTTAAGTATTCCAACATAACCTTCACCATCAAAAAACCCAGCTATATATGCTAAATCTATTTTATTCATAGATATAGTATATAACTTTCCTATTGTATTTGCAATGTGCTTGGTCGGCGTTGTCCACTTAAAGTTGGGAGTTTCGCCGTATATTAGAGTCAATTTTACTTCCCCATTAAGATTCCAACCGATACTATGGCAAGGTATGGTGAAACAATATGTTTAGGGAAATCCTGCGTAGCGGCGCGGAACTTCTTGGTTTTGCTCAACATTTTCGTTGCAAAAACGTTGCTTCTGAGGACTGTATCCACGACGACCGGCACGATGTCCTCAAGAGTGATCGTGTCGACGGTATTATTATATGCCATAAATGGTAATTTGTCAATTAACTAATAAGTTACTAATAATTCTATTTGAACCTGTCACGCCACCTGCCTGGCCTCCATGATTCTGAATCGGCTGGCTTAGTATCGCCATCTCCATCAGTTGAAGTCCCAGTAAGCTCGGTAGCTTCGGAACGGGAACGCTTTGATTTCTGTCCTTGTGAAGCGAGTTTCAACTCGTAAATCTCCCATGCTCGGTCAAGGGGTAGCGGTTGTCCTGAGATATACTTTCCATCTTCACCCGTAGGCGAATACTGGTCGGCAATGGCTAGCAATTCGTCCTCTTCCTTTTGCGTTAGGTCACGCCCTAAAGTAAGGGAAAAATCCTCTAGCTTCTCTTCAAGAACACGCTCATTAGATTCAATCTCCGAACGGGAAGAGTTTTGTCGCCTATCATAGGCTTCATCTGCTTTCCTTTCGGCTATCTCCTCTATCTCCTTTTGACGGGCAAGCTCGATTTCGATTATCTCCCTTGAAGTTTCATTGTCGCCATAGAGCTTCTTGATTCTTGCGGCGATGGCTTCTTCATAGGGTTCGTTAGAACGCCCACGGGATTCCTCTCGACGAGATTCAAGGTCTGCTAAACGCCTTTCGGCTTCTTCAGCCTTTTGCTCTGCGACTCTGGCACGCTCCACAACGGTCTTCAATCGTGAGTAAGGGACTTTCTGTTCTTCTACAACGGACTCTTTAGCCTCCGAAGCTGGCTTGTCCTTTTCCTCTACACTTTCTGCTTGCGAAGCAACGGCTGTGTCTTTCTCCGTTGAGATACCCTCCTTAGAGTCTTCTCCGAACGCACGAGCATTTAACTGCTCAGATGTTATTTTCATTGTTTGACGGGATACTTTTCGTCTTGCGACAGGTTCAATCTCCGAGGGAACCTAATTATGTTAAACGGGGAGTTTTAGGAACGCCCTAGCAAAACCTTTACCCATATCTTAAATGTTTCACGGGAAACAGTCTATTGGGATTATATCTTCCCTCGTGTCGTGTCCTTTTTCTCTGAATGAGAAATACGGCCAGATTCTTCTCCGCCATCCGCGGACATCTTGAACTTCTGTCCTACCTCTTCCTTGCCATCACGAGCAGTCATATCGTAGAACTTGCTGTCCTCGAACTGCGGCTCGTCTGCGGTCATTTTGTAGCCTTTTGACATGTTAGTGTTTATATGTTTTACCTGTTAAACCTGAAGTCCCCTTACCGACCTCGTGAATGGGAGACTTCATTTTGGATGCAGTAAGACGCTTGGTCTTCTTAACCCTTTCGGCTACGGCATCATTCTTCTCCTTGTATCTTTCTTCAAAGGTTTTCATTTTGCTTTAATGGGATTCTGGCCTTTGTTCTGACCAGGGAGCTGTTTGTCTGGGAGCGGCTTCAAACCCTTCATCTTCTTACAGATGGTGCTTTTCTTATCGCTCTTTAGAAAGTCTTTGTTGGTAGGCATGTTAGTTTTTATGATTCATTCTAGCTAATATTTTAGTCGTCCAAGCATTAGAGTGTCCTTCATGTTCATCACCCCTTAACGACCTTTTTATTTTAGCATTGGGGCTATTTATCTTTCTTGACAACTCTTTTCCCTTTCCTTGCAAGTCGTGTACCTTGCCTTGACTGTCAGGGATACCACCATATTTCCTAAAACTCTGTTGGCCTTTCAAGTGTTGTGCATGTTTATCCATCCACATTTTTGAAGCCATTTCTTTTCTTTTATCTATAAAACTCATACTGAAATTATAAATTAACTGTTAATAATACGCTATTGGGATTATGCCGGTACTGATTTTAATAACTGACTGCTCTGTGCTTCTACCGCTGGAGCCGATGTGGGAGCAGGTGCTTGCGGTGCGACATTAGGCTGATTAGGCGGAGGACTGACTGCTGGCCCGCCTGTGCCTTGCGTTGGGCCTACACCGACCTGTGGCTGTCCTTGCTGTGGTGCTTGTTGTATCTGGAATGTAGGTAAGTACATTTGAGGTTGTATTGCACCCTTCTGCAACATCTGCCAGAGGATAAGGGATTGTGTCATGCCATTCGGGTCTGCGAAGTCTAATCGCTTATAAAAATTAAGAGGGTCTATGGCGTTTGCGCTCCACAAATCTATCGCTTCATTGCGTTGCGTCAACGGGTCTTTCGGGATGAGCGAGCCTTCCTTTACCGTGATGTCCAACTGCTCGACCAACAGAAAGTCCGTGTTCTTTATCGTTACGATTGTCTGCCCCTCATTCGTACCAGCCGTGATGAAGTAATGCGGGTCAGTGTAGTGGACGAACATCATCTGCACCCAGTAGTTGTAAAGAGTATCGGCTACCTGTTCCAAGTATTCGGTAATGCCTCCGCCTATCCTAGAGCTATCCATCTGATTGCTCATAATCTTGCCACGCACTGTATCCTCTTGGTCTATGCCTTGAGGGGACGAGCCGGAAATGCCGAAAATGTCCTCAAGCTCGCTCTCGCTCGACTTCTGCTGTTCAAAGACTTGCGCCGGTATTGGAGGAGACTCAAGACGCTTGACTGCGGCGTTCACATCCTTGCCAGTCGTCCTGATAGCTCCACCCTTGCGAAGATGAGCGGCGGCTGTGGCGGCTTGAGATTCAGTAAACTCAGAAGAAACGACAAGGCCTCCATTCATTCCTTTAACATTCCTAGAGATTTGCCGTGCACGCTCATTCACTTCGTCCTGTAGGGAGATGTTCTGTAAGACCAGTCCAGTCTCATCATGGGGCTGTAGGCCGGTGGAGAATATCGAGAGTCCGATGTAAGGTGCTTTCGGTTCGTCAAAATGATTCGTACCCTCAACAGGTTCCTGTCCAGCTAAGACTTCTTGACCAGTCTCTGGGTCATTCACAGGTGGCTTGCCCTCGACATCCCAGTTCCAATGAGGGTTCTTGTACTTGCCTAAGACGACATCTTCCATCGTGTAAAAGACTTCACGATTCTTAATCCACCATTCGATGTATTCGAGCTTCGTGCCTTTCTTGCCTTTGGAGTTCTTTTCGATTAAGAGTTTGGCCAGCTCGTTCTTTGAGAACATCTTTAAGAGCTTATCAGCCGTAGCTTTCTTCTTCTCGGCCTGCCATTCGCCTGTGAAGAATCCCGCTTCATCCCAGTGTCCGTCGATGTCGCCCATCCAACGCTTTGGATTGACTGCCTCAGTCTCTATCTTGTCGAGCTGTAGGTTATAGGAGACCTTGAGGATGCCGACGCGATAGATTATCCAATGCCTTATGAGCTTCTTCAGTATCTTACGGAGCTTCATCACATCAGCCAGATTGACGAGGCATGACTTCACCGCATGACTTAGGGCATCACCGACATCGCTTGAGTCGCACTTAACGAGCGGATCTGGGTTA